CTTCGTTTTGACCTAGTATGGACTTCATATGAATCTCTAAGTCATCTTTAATTTGCTTAGAATGTTTCATAATCTTTTCGTTAGCTTTCCATTCATGAATCAAGGTAGGTAATTCATTATTGCCAGATAAATCTACTGACTCTGTAATACCGTTACCTTTAATTAAACGACTAGCTTCGGAGGAACTGTCTGGATCATAATAATCCTCTGTTTCAACACGATGCCAAAAGTCTGTAACAGCTTCCGTTATTTTATCTTGGACATCTCTGTTGGAATACTCAACATACAATTGTAAATCCCATCCACTAACTAACCTTGCAATGATGCACCAAGAGTAATTACCGCAAAGCATTTGACCTTGAGATTGAATACGCACATTAGTTGGTAATCCAGGTATTGTAGAGTTCTTAATCTCTAATAATCCTTTACCTGTTAATGTGTGTGATACTTGAAAGTTATCTTTAAACTCAATGCTGTCTTGTATTGTTACATAGTAATCGGGTGATGATCCTAGACCTGGAACAAGAGGATTTCTATCTGCTTCAGTAGGTAATGAAGTAGTTACTTTTCCTATTTGGTTCAGTTTATCTAGGACCATCTGTCCTATAGTGCCTTCCATATAATTTCCAGCCCTAACTTTAGCGTTCACATCACCCAAGCGATTATCGACATGACCACTAACTCTAGCATCAATGTGCCTTTTTAAGACATCGTTTCTGCTATTATACCCAGTAAAACCATCATGAGTTTCAACAATACTAGGTAATTCCGAACAGCCTAATTCTTTTCCAGTTATCGTAAGTTTAGGCATTTATTGACCTCCTATATTTAAGAGTACAAACAAAAAAATGGGAATTATGACACCAAGACTTAGTGTGAGAATAAAACTTATCAAAGTGATAATTAATCGGTATGATGCTTGTATGATTTTATTAGCGATACCAAGCCATTCGGGCTTAATATATAAATTTACTTGATCTCTTATTATTGTTAGATATTTATTTTTCGAGATCGGGGAGTTATCGTTTCTTATAATGACAGACATAGTGATCCTTTTTCAATATTAAGTAGTTAAATCAGAAATTTAAGAGATTTTATTTGTATAAACAGCAAATCATTCTTAGACATCATTTATAAACCCCAAAACCCTTTCCCTTGACAGATACCAGATTTTCCCTGTTTTCTGCTTTGGTGTATGTTTGCTTGTATCATGGTTTATATATGTTCTGATAACACCTTGTATATACGAACATTATGCGAACAGGTAGGGGGTAAAAGTACAGTATTAATATCTAGGATAAAGTCCTAGTACTTAGTCATAGTACTTTATAAGCGTAGTTTATGGGTAGCCAAGTTTTGGAAGATATTACCTTCCTGGGCATAATGATCAATCATACGAGTATCACGGTGGCCTGTCACTTTCATAATCGTATGATCGGGGGCATTGGTATTTCTGGTTTGACTAATAAAGCCAATACGAAGGCTATGACCTCCGTATTTCTCTGGATTATACCCCGCTAATTTTGCTGTTCTCTTCACAATACCATTCACGGTAGCCCCGCAAATAGGCTGGTCTTTCTCATTGACAGCATTATTCTTAAAAATACGTCTAAACACATAGCTCTCTTTAATACCACTAACACGCAACCAATTCTCTAACTGTGTTACTGCACAATACTTAGGGGTACGCATATAGGGGATCGGTATCAGCTTCCCTTCCCCGCTTTGATCTGTCTTGGATTTAGGCATTTTCCAAATAATACCTTGCGGACTCCAGGTTAAATCTTCTACACGCACTTCCGCTATATTCTCTCTTCGTTGGGCCGATAAAAACCCAAATAATAAGACTGCTCTATCTCGTATATTGCCAATGCTGTGGTACTCTAATTGATCAATAAACTTCTTTAAATCTGATGTCCAAATGGCTTCTTTACTTTCTGTTTTTGTTCCCTTGACACGCTTAATCCCACGCCACACCGTCTCTAAAACAGGATGATGCGGGTCCAGGTAATGCCCTTTTAATCGGTGGTAGGTCCGAATAACGCCTAATCGTCTTTGTAAGGTAGAATGTTTTAAGGTTCTAGCTTCTCTAACCAAGAAATGAGCAATATTCTCATAACTGGCTGGTAAGGCATTGACATCATACTCTTTGCAAAAGGATATAAAAGCACTCCAATCGGCTGTGTACGCCCTCTTTGTATTCTCAGCCACACTCTGTTTGGCATAATATATGGCTTCTTTTTGTAAATCCTTAATCTTTAAATGTTTAGAACTATCTTTTTTAATCAGATTATTCATAGTGTAACCACAGCACACAAATACATAAAATAATAGTCAGTAAATGTACTGTACTTAATCATAGTATTTTCACTTAACAATTTTAAGTTTGTGGCACATTTTATTAACATCTCTTGCGATAGGCTGACCACCTAAAGTAATTATATTACTATGCTCAATACCTGTCATTAATCGTTCTTTAATATAGATAAACCATTCTTCTGATAATTCACGGGCTGGTACAAGATACTTTTTTCGTTGATCAATTTTAATTGTATCATCACCGTGTTCAAATAAAACTACCGTATCAATCATGTGATTAATAAATTTTAATGACCCATCTCTACTCATCCCTATCATGTGTTTTGCCATGTCAGTTTTTGAAACTAATTTATGATCAAACCAGGACTCCATTAAAAAACACAAACCCATCCATTTAGGATGTGATTCAAAAAGTCTAAGTAATTTAAAATCATAATACATTTCTGCTAGTTGTTTTATCCATCTCGTATAATTAGTTACATCTTTAGAATTTAGCTTTTTATATAACTTAGGAAATCTACTTTCCATTTTAGTTCTCATTACTTCCTCCTCTTTAAAATATTAGACACCGTAGATGGATGCCATGTACCACCACGCTGTGTAGTTACCCCTCTTGCATTTAATGCGTCTGCAATATCTTTTAATGATGATAACCCAGAAGCCTTTATCCCGTCAATCAAAGGTAGTATTTCCCAGGCAAATAAATCAGCTTCCTTGTTCTGTGATTTGTTCCCCTTTTTACCAGCTTTTAAGCGTATATTCTCATGTGGATTGCCTAATTTAACGCCTTTAGCCTTGGCTACTGCTAATGCATCTTTCGTTCTTTTTCTTATTCTAGCACTTTCATCCTCTGCCATAGCACCCATAATCTGTATTGTTAGTCTATTGGCTTGTGGCATATCACAACAAATAAATTCTACGTTAGACTCCATCAAGGTAGCAAGGAATAATAAATTCCTGGATAGACGATCTAGCTTTGCAACAATAAGTTTAGCCCCAGCTTTCTTACATAGTTTTAATGCTTCTTTAAATTGTATCCGTCTATTGTTACGACCACTCTCTACTTCAGTAAACTCCCCTACTAACTTCCAGCGACCACCATTTAAATAATCCTGGACTGCTTTCTGCTGTGCTTCTAAACCATAACCTGTATCACCTTGTTTCTTAGTTGATACACGGTAGTATGCAACATACTTACCGTAGTGTGCTTTACCAGCTTTGTTGTTACCCATTAACTCTGAAGCATCTTGAAAGAATGATTTCTTAGGCATTAGTTCTACTCCTTTTCTTGTTATGTTCTATATACATATAAACATCAAAACAGTATTTGCAATATATATTATTCACATTTTACAAAATATATTAACAAAAGGTAAAAAATGTATGCTTTCAGTTACTTCTTTATTCTCTGGAATAGGTGGAATAGACCTAGGTTTAGAGATGACAGGTCATTTCAAGACCAAATTATTCTCAGAAATAGATCCTTTTTGTCAAAAGGTATTAAAGAAACATTGGCCAGATGTGCCAATTATACCAGATGTGAGGGATGTTGATGGTAAAGAAATTAAATCCGATGTTATCGTGGGTGGTTTTCCTTGCCAACCCTGGAGTGTTGCCGGAAAAAGAAAAGGCAAAGATGATCAAAGACACCTATGGCCCGAAATGTTTAGAGTTATTAAAGAAGCAAAACCTTCCATCGTTATTGGAGAGAATGTGCCAGGGATTATTAACACACAAATGGCACTCGGATCTTGTGTCGCTGACCTGGAAAGTGAAGGTTACAAAGTACAACCTGTTGTACTACCAGCTTGTGGTGTCAACGCCCCGCACAGAAGATACAGAGTCTTCATCCTCGCTGTGGCTAACTCCAAATACAATGGATTGTTTACCTCCAAGAAGCGAGAAAGCATTGAAAAAACAATATCAGAACAACAGAAAAGGAAGAACGACTCATTCAACTTTGAGAGAACAAGTAGTGTACCCACCTCCTCAGAAAATGTGGCCAACACCAAGAGCATCTTTAGGAATGACAATGAAGTTAACAAAGAACATGGCAAACCTAAGACACAAAAAGTATTTGGAAACGGAAGTAGCATACAAGGAACAAGCACCTGGTTCTCATCTGAACCCAATGTGGGTAGAGTGGCTAATGGGATTCCCTCTAGGGTGGACAGACTTAAATCACTCGGAAATGCAGTCGTTCCCCAACTCGCATATGTCATCGGACAACAAATCATCACAGCCATCAGAGAAAGGAATGAATAATGACTGATCAAATCAACCCAAATCACTACAAAAGACAAGGAAATGGCCATAGAATTGAAACTATAGAAGCCATACTATCACAAATGAGTTACCCCGAAGCTGTAGGCTATCTCAAGGGTTCAGCCATGAAATATCTATCAAGAATGGGTGTTAAAGATGGTGAACCAGGTTCCATAGCAGTAGGAAAAGCCCATTGGTTTCTTGAGAGATTAATGCGGTTAATGACAGACAGGCATGGTGAGAAGTGAGTTATGTTCCTAGTCTTACATCCGATGAAATACTCTTTCTTCGTAGTTTAAAGAATACTCTTGTTGGTTCTACTGGTCCTAATCAGTATGTGCCTAAACTGACACAGTTAAAGAAAGCTGTGAGTGTCTTTCATGGTTTAACAATGGAACAATTGGAAGGTCCATGCAGAGCCAAACCTTTTGTGAAAGCACGAATAGACTATGCTCATTTAGCCATGAAGCATTGTTCGGAGAAGGTTACACTATCGATGATAGGTAAAAGTATTAACAAGGATCATACAAGCATTATGCATTATCTCAACAATCACCAACCAGGTGATCTGGCAACGATTGAAAAGATGTTTGATGTCAAATGAAAAGAAGGACTACGGTAAGGGAAAGACTCCTGGGTACTTCTGTGTGTTGGCACAGTCTGCTGTCGTAGATCAACGCTTCAAGAGGTTCCCACAGACATTCAGAGTCTTAGCGATGCTGGGTAATTATACCAATCGTCAAGGTGTCTGTTGGCCCAATCAAATTACCATTGGTAAAATCATGGGCATTGGTCAACCATCCGTGAGTAAGCACATCAAGAAGCTCATGGAGTTTGGGTATCTGAAGTACGCCAAGAAGCATCCTGGACTCAAGGGCAATAAGTATTTCATGGTGTTTGATAATGAGATCACCGAAGAGGATGCTAAGGCCATAGCTACGGCAACAGAGAGGTCTGATGAAGAACCATTAGAGTTCCCAGAAGGTCCTAAGATGACGGATAAGCCTGTTGATAAGAAGAAGAAAAGTATTCCCTCAAGGAATAATCGTAAGGGTAATAGTAATGCAGATATTCCCTCAGAAGGAATACATAGTATGCACTCAGAAGGAATACATAACACCTCAATTAACAATGATATATATATTAAGGGTAAAGAGGTGCTAATACAATGGCAACGTAAGACTGAGGAACTTTCTGGTCAGCATTTTACATTCAATGATAATCACATCAATGTTGCTATCTCTTGGTTACAATCTGGTATGGAGTATGAGAAGTTAGTTCGTAAGTTGCATAGGTTACTGCAATGGTACAAAGATAAATTCTTTCCAAGACAGGAAATGCCCAGGAGTATTAAGTATTTTGATAGGATGATGCGTCAAGAACCCAAGAGGAATGATGACGATGAACTAGAAAGATTTGTAAAAGCAGTAGCCAGAAGCACTAGGCCATGACTACTATTTACAAACTGCAATCCAACGTATATGGTTTGTATTTAATACGGGGGCTAAGAAAAAAGCGACCTTATCCCCCCTACCCCCTGTGCGTATATAGGGGGTGGACCACAAAACTATTTTCCAATTTTTGGGAATTTTTTTTTGAAAGGAAATCATGGAAAAACCAATCTACTTAAATACCTTCAAGAACGAAGGGAATGGGCCATTATGGAAGAACGGGAAGTGTGAGTTAAAGGAAGCTCTACCTCCAGGAATTTATGATGTTTCTATCTGGGAGCAGACCTCCAAAGATGGGAATACAAAGATGATGCAGATAACGATTAAGGACAAGTTTAAGCCTACTGCCCCATCCTCAAATGACGATTTAGACGATATACCACTATAGGAGGACACAATGAAAAAAGGTTATCATAAAACAAAAAGCGGTGGAACTGCCAAGAAGGGATTGTATTACAACATGAATCAGAGGAAGAAAGCTGGTACGAGTAGACCTGGTAAGGGTACAGTATCCGATAAGGCGTTAAAGGCATCAAAGAAAACTGCTAAGTCTTAATGGCTAAAAAGAAAGTTATTACAAAGCCCCCTCTTAATAGATTTGGCGGTGTCCGAGTTGTTGAGAGGAGGATTAATAAATCAGATGTCTTGGATCATAGCAAGGATGCGGTAGCCCAGGAGATAGTCGATATTGCCCGTGCCAACATTGGCCACATTATGGAATGGGATAGTAACGGGAATGTTAAAGTTAAAGACTCGAAGGATATTGATGAATTTGCTATTAAGGCTATTAAAAAAATTAAAGTTGTTCCTGGTAGTAAAGGTGACAGCTTGGAAATAGAGATGCATGACAAGGTAGCCATTTTAAGACTACTAGCGAAGGCTCAAGGATTATTAGAATCAGAGAACAATGTGAATACACCTAGTGTTGTTGGTATTACGATGCATGGCCCAGAAGTCATAGATGCTGACGATGAGTGATGCCATCACCAATTTAAAACTAGACTATTCGACCTCCCCTATTGTCTGGAAGTTTTTACAAGATAAAAGTTTTGTGAGAGGATTAATGGGGCCTGTAGGATCGGGTAAGTCGTATGCCTGTGCGTCAGAGATTATGCTGAAAGCTGTTAGGCAAAAGCCTAGTCCGAAGGATGGTATTAGATATTCTCGTTTTGTTATTGTCAGAAACTCTTACCCAGAACTACGCACTACTACGATTAAGACATGGCTAGAATTATTTCCCGAACATACCTGGGGCAACATGAGATGGTCCCCGCCTATTACGCACCACATTAAACTACCGAGTAGAGATAATGCTCATGGTATTGATTGTGAAGTTATATTCTTAGCCCTGGACCAGCCAAAGGATGTACGAAAATTATTATCAATGGAATTAACGGGGGCGTGGGTCAATGAAGCTAGGGAGCTACCCAAGGCGGTAATTGATGGTCTCACACACCGTGTAGGAAGATACCCAACCAAAGGTGATGGTGGTCCAACATGGCGTGGTGTATGGATGGATACGAACCCCATGGATGATGATCATTGGTGGTTTACACTAGCAGAAAAAGAAAAGATGACAGGGAAGTTTGCCTGGAAGTTTTATAAGCAGACACCAGCAGTCAATCAAGTATCGGGTGATGACTTACCAGAGAACCCCGAAGCCAATGGATATGTTTTTTCTGCTGGGAGATGGTGGAAAGAAAACGCCAAGGCGGAAAACACAAAAAATTTACCCGATGGATACTATGAACAATTGTTGTTAGGAAAAAATTTAGATTGGATACAATGTTACGCTGAAGGTAAGTATACTTATGTCCAGGAAGGTAAACCTGTTATTCCCGAGTACGATGATCATTTAATGTCCGCTGATTTAGAAGTTGATCCGTCACTCCCCGTTCATATTGGGATTGACTTTGGTTTAACTCCAGCGGCAATCTTTGCCCAGAAAACATTACAAGGTCAATGGCGTATACTACATGAAATCGTTACTTTTGATATGGGCTTGGAACGTTTTGGTCATATTTTACAAACAGAATTAAACATCCATTTTCCAAAAAATGAAATTTTAATATGGGGTGATCCCGCTGGTATGCAAAGAGATGCCATATACGAAACGACAGCCTTTGATCATTTAAAAACCCTAGGCTACAATGCAAGACCTACCGTATCCAATGACTTTAAAATTAGACGGGAAGCTGGTGCTTCACCAATGGGTAGAATGATACTAGGTAAGCCAGGTATACTGGTGAATAAAAAATGTAACAGACTACGCAAAGCATTAAGTGGTGGTTATCACTTTAAGCGTGTGCAAATATCGGGGGAAGAACGATACAAAGATACACCCAATAAAAATGAACATTCCCATATCGGTGATGCATTTATGTATTGCTTACTTGGTGGTGGTGAACACCGTGCTTTAACACGCAATAAGAATATGCTGAAGGGTATGGCCACAGCTAACTCAGACTTTGATGTATTTGCCTAATGCTTGATATTTACGATTATGATGACATGAATACTTTGTTTGGTTTAGATGGACATGAGTTACGCATAGAACCATTCAAAGCTGATCATTTAAAATTAATGGAACTCAAGGATGTTGATTTAAGTGTGATGAGTCATCACGAAGATTACTTTTCGTATATTGATCAAGCTAATGATGTGGGAACTGCCTATACTTTTTTTGATAAAGAACAGCCGATAAATTGTTGGGGTATACTTCCCTACTGGAACCATGTTGTAGAATTTTGGATGATACCCGATAAAGATTTACCAAAACATAAAATAAAATTTCATAAAGGCTCATTAAAATTTTTTGATTTAGTTGCTAGTCAATTAAAATTACATCGTTTGCAATGCACAGTTTGTTCGTCAAATGTTGTGGCTCACAAATGGATCAAAGCAATGTATTTTACCAGCGAAGGCGTATTGCGAAAGTTTGGTACTGATCAATCAGACTGGGAAATGTACGCAAGGATATATTAATGGGAAGTTTAATGAAGATGCCAAAAGCACCAGAGATGCCACAATCCGTTACGGATGCCCAGGCAGAAAGAGATGCAATGGCTGATGCAAAAAGAAAAACGGAATTAAAAAAAGTTGCTTCCCGTACAAGATCACTTCGTCAGAATAGACGAATGTTACTAAACCCAGATAATGACCCTACGGGCGTAGGCCCAACACTTACGGACACCGTATCGGTGAGAGATCCGTATGAAACAATTAGGAGGTCATAATGGGTGGTAGTCCAATAGTAAAACCAATTACAAAGGTTATACGAAAAGTAACAAAGCCAATAGTTGAAACTATTAAGCCAACATCCCGTGCTACGGAAAGAAGGCCAGAAGTTGAAAAGAAAGTTGTTAATGTTAAAAAGACTGCACCAGAAAGTACAACAGTATCAAGAACAAAAATAGTTCGTTCTACAAGAAAAAAAAATTTAGATACAACAGATCAAATGACACAAGTAGCTTCGGTTAGAAATAGAAGAAAAATATTATTAGGTGACACAGGATCAAAACTTGGCTGAAGAAATTTACATACGCAATCCACGATTTAAGGATGAGCCTTCTAATCAAGAGAAGATTGCTGAAAAGATAAAGGAAAACGAAGATGCCGAAAGTGGTGACTAAAGACGGAAAGACTAAAAATTTTAGTTATTCAAAGAAAGGTATGGCTGGTGCTAAAGCGTATGCTTCTTCTACTGGCGGTAAAATTAAAAATACACCTAAAGGTGACATGAAAAGGAAATATGGAAAAGCTAAAAAATATTAAAGATTGGTTTATCTCATTAAATAAAAAAAGTCAGATTACTGTAATAGCTGGTTTAGTTATAGTTGTTATTATTATTGTTGGTTTATTTTAGTTAATGCCATTACCTATTAAAGACATTATTGGTAGGCATCAAAAAGCCCTATCCCGTAAAGATAACTGGCGATCTATTTATGAGGATTGCTATCGTTATGCTTTACCACAACGTAATTTATACGATGGTTTTTATGAAGGCGGTGTTCCTGGTCAAAACAAAATGAACGTAGTCTTTGACTCTACAGCCATAGACTCAACGCAACGCTTTGCGAATAAAATACAATCGGGATTATTTCCACCCTATAAAAAATGGTGCAGACTAGAACCAGGAAACGAAATACCAGAAGCAAACAAACAAGAAGTACAGATGGCATTGGATATGTACTTAGATAAATTATTTTCTGTTTTACGACAATCAAACTTTGATTTAGCAATGGGTGAATTTATTTTAGACCTAGCTGTTGGTACTGCGGTAATGTTAGTACAACCTGGTGATGATGTTAATCCTATTGTCTTTACTCCCGTTCCTCAGTATCTTGTTGCTTTAGAAGAAGGTCCTTACGGTTCTATTGATAATGTTTATCGTAGAATGAAAGTAAGAGGTGAAGCTATTCTTCGTCAATGGCCAGATGCAAGTATACCCGATCCTGTTTTAGAGTTAATGAAAAACAAACCAGGGGAAGATGTAGAATTATTAGAAGCAACTATTTACGATATGGAAATGGGTACTTATTGTTATCATGTCATCCATGAAAAATCACAATCAGAATTAGTGTACAGAGATATGGATAACAGCCCGTGGATTGTTAGTCGTTTTACAAAAGTGGCTGGTGAAGTGTACGGTAGAGGTCCTCTTGTATCCGCATTACCCGATATTAAAACATTAAATAAAACAAAAGAATTATTATTAAAGAACGCATCCATTGCTATCTCTGGTGTCTATACAGCAAGTGATGATGGGGTGTTAAATCCGCAAACAATTAAAATTGTACCTGGAGCAGTTATTCCTGTTGCAAGAAACGGTGGACCGCAAGGTGCTTCATTAGCCCCTCTTCCCCGTGCTGGTGATTTTAATGTAACGCAATTAGTTATTAATGATTTAGTCATTAGTATTAAAAAGATGCTCATGGATGAAAGCCTTCCTCCCGACAACATGAGTGCAAGATCAGCTACCGAAGTTGTAGAACGAATGAAAGAACTAGCACAAAATCTTGGTGCGTCTTTTGGTAGATTGATTACAGAAACAATGGTTCCAATTATTAAAAGAACATTAATGATTATGGATGAAAAAGGTATGATTGAAATGCCTTTAAAAGTTAAT